CAACAGCATATTACCACAAATCATTATGGAGCGATCTTTCATATGAAGCATCAGCAACAGCACCTACTAAAGATCCAGTAAATGGTACACTTTGGTACAGTTCTAGTCAAGATGCTGATATGTATATTGCAGTAAACGACTCAGGTACAATGAAATGGTTAGCATACGCAAACTCAAAAGACAGAGCAGATGCTAACTCAGTTGTGTCAGGCGGTATTAAAGATCTACAGATTGTATCTGAAGAACCAACTGCACAATCAGATGGTACTGCACTAGAAGATGGTGATATCTGGATTGATTCAAACGAATTAGCATCATATCCAAAAATTTACAAATGGAACCTAAGTGATTCAGAGTGGAACTTAGTAGATAACACAGACCAAAGCACAGCTGACGGTATTGTGTTTGCAGATGCAGTAGGTAACCCAGCAGGTGCAGATGAAGATGCACAAGATTGGGGATCAGCTTACAGCAACTTCCATTCAGATGCACCAGATCCAGCGGCGTATCCAGAAAACATCTTGTTGTTTAACACAAGACTTTCAGGTTACAACGTAAAGAAATTTGTAACCAACTACACAGTTGACGGTACAAACAACGGAGATATTTGGGTAACAGAATCAGGATTAAAAACAGATGGTTCTCCTTACATGGGCAGAGCCGCTCAAAGACAAGTGATTGTTTCAGCGATGCAGTCAGCACTTGCAGACAATGACGATATCAGAGCAGAATCTAGATTCTTTAACTTGTTATCAGCACCAGGTTATCCTGAACTGCTTGATGAACTAGTAAGCCTAAGTACAGACAGAAAGCAAACAGCATTTGTTGTTGGCGATACACCGTTTAGACTTGCACCAGATGGAACTTCAGTTCAAAACTGGGCAACAAATGCCAACAATGCGGCATCAAATGGTGAAAACGGTCTAGTAACAGCATCGCCATATGCGGCTGTTTACTATCCATCAGGATTTGCAACTAACTTAGATGGCAATGAAGTGGTAGTACCACCTTCACATATTGCTCTAAGAACATTGGCATACAATGATTCAGTTGCGTTTCCATGGTTTGCACCAGCTGGTTACACAAGAGGCTTAGTTGATAATTCAACTTCAGTGGGTTTTGTTAACTCTGAAGAAGAATATCAACCAGTAACGTTATCAGAAGGTCAAAGAGACACACTGTACGCAAACAAAATCAACCCGATTGCATTTATTCCAAACAGAGGCTTGGTAGTATTTGGTCAAAAAACACTTTCACCAACTGCAACAGCAATGGATAGAATAAATGTATCAAGATTAGTTGTGTATCTAAGATACCAATTGGATCTACTAGCAAAACCGTTTTTGTTTGAACCAAATGATGAAACAACAAGAAGACAGGTCACTGACACATTTAACAGATTTATGGCTGGTTTAGTGTCTCAGAGAGCACTGTATGACTTCTTGGTTGTTTGTGATGATTCAAACAACACACCTGCTAGAATTGATAGAAACGAATTGTATATAGACATTGCTATACAACCAGTAAAAGCAATTGAGTTTATCTACATTCCAGTACGTATCAAAAACACAGTTGAGGATCTAGCTGGTTAATATTATCAAAATAAATGGGTAGATTCTATCCCTTTATTTTACCTTTAGATTATGTTTTATAAACTAAAATATTTGACAAAGGCGTAAATAAATTTATAAGGAGCAGACAAAATGGCGATTACCACAAATAAATTCGGTGTACCAGTAAACGGCGCTCGTTTTGGTATTTTACAACCAAAGTTAAAATACAGATTTAGAGTAGAGTTTACAAATTTTGGTCCAATTGGCGCACAGGTTATTGAATTAACAAGAAACGTGATGTCAGTGACAAGACCAAAAGTGTCACACGAGGAAGTGCCGATTCATTCATACAATTCTGTTGCTTACATTCAAGGCAAACACACTTGGGAAGCAATTCAGCTCACACTAAGAGATGACATTTCAAACCAAGTATCAGGTCTTGTAGGTCAGCAAGTACAGAA